GGCTGGCGGCGGGGGAGCCGGCACGGCTTCGTCCGTTTCGTCCACGGGCGCCGTATCTTCGGGCAACGGCCTTGCCGGCGCCACCTCCAGCGGCGGATCGAGCGTGATTGCGGTCGGCGGCGGCGTCGCCGGTCACTGATCGTCACGTCCTAGTTGAGTAATCGAGCGCGCCCTGTTCGCGCAGGGCGCGCTCTTTTTATGTCCAGAAAGGATGCAAGATGCGAAAGCTGCTCGCCGTCACGGCTCTACTCGTGGCGTGTTCCTCGCCGGCATTTGCCAGTGTGGACCCGCCGCCGCAAACGTCCAGTCAAAATTTCAACATCCGGCGCATTTTTGGCATGGAGGCGCAGGAGAAATCCTTCGAAAGCCTGAAGCCTCGATGGCGTGAACCTCGCCGCTACTATCATCGCTGGCGCCCTGTTGCGCACCACCATCACTATCAGCGCCGCGTCTATGCGCGCACGGCGATGGCGGTGGCCCCTGAACCCGATCAGGGCTTCAGCCTGTTCGGCTTTCGTTTCTACACGCCCACGGCGTCCCTGGGCGGCGACACACGCCTCCTGCACGTTGCGGAGCGTTATGTCGGCGGCGGCAATTTCACCGGCTTCAATGGCCCCTGGTGCGCGGCCTCCGTGGGCCTGTGGCTCAAAGAGGCCGGCTATTCCCGCCTGGGATCGCTCGCCGCCGTCTCCTACGCCCACTATGGCCGGCCTAGCGCACCCAGGGTCGGCGCCGTCGCCGTCCTGCCCCATCACATCGGGATCGTCGCCAAAGTCTATCCCTCGTCGATCCTGCTGCTGTCGGGCAACCACCGGCACAATGTCGGCTACGGCATGGTGTCGATCCGCCGCATCGTCGCTTTTCGTCAACCCGTCTGACCCCAGGGGGCGGCTAGATCCGCCCCCGCTCAAAAAACGAGGAACCCAAGCATGACCCCTGAAGAAATCGAAGCCATGAGCGTGTTGCTTGCTCATAAAGCTTGCATGGATCAAACAGTCGCCCACAACTTGATTACCGGGGTGCTCGAAAAGGTGCAGCCCATACCCAGAAAGGCCCAGCCTGTCATCTATTATGACACGCTGGAAGAGGCCAACATCGCCCGCCAGCTTGAGTGGACGAACAGCGACAAGCTCGATCTGTCCTATTACGGCAACGCCGCCGCCGGCGAAATGGGCGAAGCCTGCAACGTGATCAAAAAGCTGGAGCGCGAACGCCTGGGCCTCGATGGCTCGCGCGCCACCGTTGCCGATCTGGCGACAGAATTGGCTGACGTGGAAGTCTACGTTTCGCTGATCGCCATCAAAGCCGGCATCGATTTGAAGCGGGCGACCGTCGATAAGTTCAACGCCACCAGCAAAAAGCTGGGGTTCAGAGCGAGGCTGCGCTGATGGCCATGACCAAGGCCGAAAAAGCGGCGTTCGACCTCATCGTCAAACAATTGGACGAAGCGCGCGCCATGCGCTTTCGCGATTTCGTCCTGCACAGGCTGGTCCCCAGCGATCTAAATCAGACCGGCTGGAACTTCGACGCATACAGCCGAAAAGTCAACCAAGGCTGCTTTAGGGCCGGCGCCCACAGCTACAGCAGGACCGACAGGACCGACGCCCAGGGCACCGGCGGTCCCTGGTACGCCAGCAAAGCGGACGCCTATCGGGCGCTGCGCCTCGCGCTCCAGCAGGAATACGCGGAGATTCTGGCGATCCTCGACAGGAAAATCGACAACGCCGTATTCAACATCGACAATTTGGGAGATCAAGATGAGCGGTGACTTTTGGAAAGGGTATGTGATCGGCGCCGTATCAGGGGTGTGCGCCTTTGCGATGCTGGTGGCGCTATGGTGAAGAAATTAAGCTTAAGCTTGGCTGTAGCAATGTGGAGCGCCTCGACGCTCGCCGCACCCTATGTCCTGCATCGCGTCAAGGCCCGTCACAACGCCACGGTGGAGGCCTCGATGCTTTTCAACCCGAAACCCCTCGCGACGTGGAGAACGCCGTGACCTGCAATTGCGCCGACGACATGAACAAGATGATTGCCGACAACAACGCCAGGCTGACGACCGCCTTTCGTGTTATCGATGGTCATCTGATCGTGATCCCCACGCTGATCGCGAGCGAAAAAATCATCACCAGCATGCGCAGCAAGATGCCGCTCATCGTTCCGACATACTGCCCGTTCTGCGGCGTGAGATACGAGAAAAAGGCAGATGACCAAACGAACTGAAATGAACAGCGACGAAGTCGCGATCCTGGCCCTGTGGAAAGCCGGCTTCAGTGGAACGGAGGCTGGCGAAAAATTGGGTAAAACCAAGAACGCGATCATCGGTGTCATATCCAGGCTCCGCGCTCGCGGATTCGACGTCAGTCGGGCCGCGAGCGTTCTGGCGCCTCGTAAACCCAGACCGCCGAGGACGCCCAAGATGAAGACAATCGCCGCGCCCATTGCGCCGCCTGTCCAGGATCGGACGATCATGGGCCTGACGGCTTTCACCTGCCGTTATCCGTTCGGAGATCCGCGCTCGCCGGCGGGCGTCACCTATTGCTGCGAGACGGTCGATAGACCCGGCGTGACCATCTACTGCCCCAAGCACATGATCGCTTGTTACCAGACGAGAGCCGCCTAGACGCCCGTGTAAATGATGTATTGCAGGACGAGCGTCGGCTGCAGGATCGAGAAGGCGTTGCCGTTGCCGGTGTTCGTGAGGCTGGCGTAGCCGGCATAGATCCCCAAGGGGACAGTCTCGTCGGTCGTCGGTTTTCCAGCCCATGGCCAGCCTTGGCCGCTGTAGCCCACGCCTGGCTGTCCCCCGACGCTATTGTCAGGAATGGTGATAGTGTGGTGATGCGGGTTCTGGGCCACGCTGTGCCCGTGGCCATAATCATAATGCGTGTGCGACGGCAACTGATCGGTGGTCAAGGCCAGATTCGCCACGCCGCCGACAGCCGTCATCCCCCACCCGTTCAGGCGATTGGCGCTGCCTAGCGTCCCCATGTTGTCTGCGCCCGCCACCACGCGCCCTCGCAAATCGGGAATGGCGAATGCATTGGAGCCGTTGCCGCCATAGGCGAAGCCAAAAACGTTATAGAGCGGCCCGTACTGCCCTCCGTTGGCAAACCTGTCGAGCCAGCGGCCATCGCAAGCCATCCACTGCGTCGGCACCCAGCCGCCAGACCAGGCTTTGATCTCACCAATCATCGCAAGCTGCGACGTGGTGCCGCTCGCGCCGACAAAATAAAAAGTGTGGCCGTCGCTATGGACGTGAGATAAGACACCCTGCGGAACAGACATATAGTTATATGTACCGGTAGACGTGACGACGTTTACTGCAAAATTCCCGCCGGTTGCGTTTCTGATGATCCAGTGGCCCACAAGGCCGTCTGGAAACACCAGATTGACCGCCCCTGCAATAGCTCCGTAAATGACAATCGTGGAGGGCAAGCAGGACAGCGTAGTGGCGGGATCGGATGAACCAGTTGGATATGCATTGGACAGGTTGACGTTGCCGGTGAAGCCAGCGGCATTAACGTATTGCACTCCCGCAATGGCCTGATCGATGGAGCGCCAGTCGGTGTTCACCGGCACGTCCCAGTTCGGCGTCCCTGCAGCCGGTACGTTAAGGCCTTTGCCTGGTGTAAATTCAGTCATGGCCAGATCCTCAGATAGCCGCCTGCGCGACATGAAGGGCTTTTGCGACCGCCTCGTCAGGCTGGTGCAGGATGCCCGCAGTATGCGCCTTTTCCTCGCGCTTGGCGCGCTCATGCGCGGCGAATAGCCGATCTACCAGATGCTGGTGGCCTTTCACAGCGCCGCCGCTGGCGTATCGGTTTTGCCCGGTGGGGTCGTAGCCATAGGACATCCCCGCCAGCGGATTGACGCTCGGCGCCGTGTCTGCGGTCGGTTCTCCTGGCGCCGTGGCGGTGGCGCCGACAGGCGGGCGATGGCCGGCGATGGCTGCAACGGGAAGCCTCCCGCCCTTGTAGGTCGAAGGCTTGAGGAATTGCGTGTAACTGCTTGGCCTCACCAGCGGGAGCGCAGCGCGCAACCCTTTATCTGGCAGGGCCACCGCAGGCGCCGGCTTGCCCGCGTAACGCTCAAAGAGCGGCGCTCTGTTGCCGACGCCGTGCGGGAAAAACTTCCTGCTCGCAAGCTCCCCGGCAGCACTCACTGCTGCTCCAGCCAAGGCGCCGCCGCCACCCGGAAGCAGCGCGTGGCCAACGAAAGGCGCCGCTGCCTCCAATCCCCACTTAGCGACCGGGGCCACCTTGCCCATGAGCGTCTTGGTGTCCTGCGAAGCGGCCAGCCGCTTGGCCCTGTCGAGATCGGAGCCAAAGACGTTTTGCGCGATGGGCGTGTTCAGCCGCTTCATCACGGTTGCCGAATCGCCCGCCAGCATCGGCTGACGCAGGTAATTGTCGAGCGTTTCCTTCGGCACAAATTGCTTGAGGTGATTGTAGAGAACGCCGCCCTTGCCCTCGTTCATCAGCGCATTGCCGAGGCCCGTGCCGGCGGCGTGGAAATGGCTGTCATCAGCCGTCGCCAAGTCTTTCGGGAGCGTGTTCATCGTGGGCTTGAAGCTCGATGGCGCTTCATTGCCGAATTGCTTGATCCAATCGACGTTCAGCTTACGGGCGTTGGCCATATCGCTCGCCACCGCAGCGCCGTCGCCCGCGTACATTCCCGGCTTCGTCGCCACCTTGCTGATGCCGCTGTCGATCCCGTCGATCATCTGGCCGATCATGTATCGAGCGGGGCCGCTCTCTGTCTCCATCGCCTTCTGCTGGAGGTCACGCCGGATGTTCTCCATATTCGGCATGGTGAAGTCATTCGGATCTATGGTCTTGAGACTGTTGTCCAGGTGGTCATACGCCGCCTTGGCGTCCGCGAGGTGCGGGTTCTTGTCGAAACGGTTCAAGCCTGGGAAGTTCGGCGTCTTCGCAAGGTTGGCCTGCACTTCGCTCATGATGGGTTGAGCCGCAGCAGGATCAAACGTAGCGGTGTGGCTGAAAGCTTTCTTATAAGCGAGATCTTTCGCGGCGAGCGCCTCAGACGCGGCGCCGTGGACAGCCTGGCCTAGCTCGCCGGGGGTCGTCACCTTGGTGAGATCGGCGGCGGCTCCAGCGCCCTTGGCTAGGCCAGCCATTTCGGCTCCAGTTCTGGCCACGCGCAGAACCGGCATCGCCACGCTGGCGGCGTTGAGCAGCGGATCTATAGGATCTGTGGTCATCTTTTCAGCAAACTTAGGCCACGATGTGAAGGGGTCCACGGTGCTGTGGTAAGCAGCAGAAGCGGCTTCGGTCGCCGGCTTCACCTTCGCCTCGTACTCCGCGTCTGAAGGCGGCGTGTAGCCTATCGCCTTATTGACCATCTTCATGGTTTCGGGAGCATAGTCCGAAAGCTTCCTGTTAACCCATGCATCGGCGCCTTGAACCAGATCTTTGCCGGGAAGCTCATGCGTGTCATAGACATGCTTGGCCGCGCTGCCCAAGCCTGAAACTACGTCGCCCACTTTCGCGGCTGCTGACGGAATAAGAGCTTTGGCGGTGCCTTTGGCGACATCCCAACCAGACATATTGGCGTAATCGGGCGGCGGCTGGGGCGTCGCAACCTTTGCATTCGCGCCCGATTTCGAGGAATCGACAGGATCGTCGCCGTAGTCAGCGGCAGTGTTGCCGCCAGGTTTCGGAGCAGTCGCAGTCACATTCGCAGGAGCGTCAACGGGAGCCGGCGCCACAGGATCGATGCTGTATTCTGACGCCTGCGCCATGGTGTTTTACCCCGAATAGTTTTTGAACCAACGAGACATGGCCTTGATGCCTGTCGCCTTGTCCGCTTCCGACGCAGGCGTCGCGCCACTGTAAATGTCGGAGAACATGCTCTTCTTCGTGGTGTTGTGCTTTATGCGGAGCACTTTTTCAAACGCCGCACCCTCTTTGCCGTAGCGATCTCCGTGCTCGGCCTCGAAAGCGCGCATGGCGTCTTTAGCGGTCCAACGTGGCATCCCCGCATTATCATGCTGCGACGTCTTCTCCCAATCATTGAGGTAGGCATCGCGGTCGATGGCTCGCTGCTGGCCCTTGGCCATTCCTGAGAGCACTTGAATTGCAGCGTCTCTGGTCATGCCGCCGCTGGGGACAATGCCGATAGCCTCCTGAAGACCGCCGAGAGACTGCTGACCCATGCCATGGGCCTGGAGAAACGCCAGCCCTTTCGAGTATTTATCAGCCGCTATTTTAGTCCCCAAGTCATGCTCATCAAATTTGTATTGCGCCAAATCAGGATACAATTTGCTGAAACGGTCCATCGCCGCGTTCCAGTAATTTCCAACCCTGTTGGTCACATCGCCCGCAATGTCAGGCTTCAAAAAGCCTTCTTCGGGCAGCGAAAGAAGCTTATCGCCCAGGGCGTACACATTGCTGCGCTGGCCCTTGGCGAAATCCGCTTCTGCGGACACCTGATCGGCAAGTTTTTGCGACCCTGCTTTTGCAGTATTGTAGTCCTTGGTGTTGCTCATGTAGCGATCTTGCGCATCGGCCATGATCGCGCGGCCCTTGTCGCCAACGGCTGTCGCGGCTTCCTCTTCCGTCTTCGGCGGAAGGGGCTTGGCTGTGGGAAGAAAACTGCCGCCGCCACCGTCAGTGCCGCCTGCTGGGCCAGGAGCGCCGGCGTTATCAGCGCCGCCTGCTGGGCCAGGCGCGTTGGGGGCGACCGGCGCGCTGGGGGCGACCGGCGCATCAGGAGCGCCAGCGATTTTCGCGCCGCCGCCATATACGTCAGGCGTCTTGGTTTCGCCCAGGTATTTCCGTGAACTGCGCACCGCGTCTTCGCCAACAAGCGGGATATGTTCTCCTGCTTTGTCCTTCTGAAGCCACGTAGCAAAAAGCATGGAACGGCCATCTGCCGTGGTGACCCGATCAAAGCCGGCATTGTCTGTCCAAATGCCGCTCTTTCCGAGATCCACAGCCCGCTGCTGGTTTTCGATGTTCATGCCGCGATTGCCGGCCTGGGTGTGCTCCAGGTTGCCTTCCGCCTGCTGTTCGCCGGCATAAGCCTCCGCGCCCTTGCCCAGTCCTTGCAGAAGGGCGGTGCCGAGGTAGGGACTGTTCGAAGAGGCCATGCCGCCAACGCCGCTCAACAGCGGGATCAGCCAGCTTCGGTTCTGCCCGAACCAATCGCCGCCCTTCTGGCCACCGCCCTTATCGTCCGCAGGCGCCGCATCAGCAGGCTTGCGCGCGAGCAAGGGCGGCGACACTGCGTCCCTGGCCACGGGCAAGGCCTTGGCGACGACAGGATCTGAATCGATCTTAGCCGGCGCCACGGGTGCAGGAGCGCCGGCATTAGTGCCCAGCATGACGTCGTCAGTCGTTGGGTCAGCCATTGTCAACCTCCACCACGAATGTGCGCCGCTTCACGCGCGCGGCGCTCGCGGGCCGCCTCCGTCCTGCCGCCGAGTTGCAACACCGCGTTCGCAATCTCGTTGGGACCGCCGCCATTCCGGATCACGAAAGCGACCCGATCAGGCAGGTTGCCGTAGTTCCAAATGGTCGAGCCGAGGCCGTCGCGGACATTGCGCGGCAGAGCGCGCCAGGTATCGAGGCCCCCGACTTTCTGCACCGCTCTCGGCAGAAACTCCGTTTGCAGACGCTGCACCATATTCTGCGCGGCGCCTTGTGGCGTGATGGTATCGCCCTGCTGCACGGGGCGCATCTTGCCGTCGGCGCCCGCGATCTGGTGAGTGCCGTAGCCAATAGCCCACGCGCCCCCACCGCCGGCAGATTTGTCCCAGTACGGCTTGTCGCGGAAGGATTCCTCCTGCGAGAGGATGCCCTGAACGCCATTGTGATAGCCCGGCTGGATCTGCCCCGTCGCGCTGGTCCTGGAGCCATCGGCGCCGGTAGCGACTGCCGTCGGATATCCGCCAGACGGGCGCTGACCCATGCCGACAGACGTGGCGCCGGGAAACAGCGCATGCTGCTTCGCTGTCATGCCGCCTTCCCACGAGCCGCCAAGCATGCCGAGGCCTTCCCGCCCGCCGAGGTCGAAGTGCATCAGATCGACGGCGCCGTAGGGATGCTCGGCATCGTATTTTTGACCAGGCTGGACCGCCTTGCCGCTGAAGTAGCCGCCCCAGCGCGTAGCCTTGTCCAGTTCGGGATTGTTGTGCTGCTGCGCCGCCCTGAAATCCTGTGCAAATTTCTCGTAGGCGCGGAAGGTGGTCGGGTCTTGGTAATTAGCAAGCCTCTCGCCCTTCTCGTTGTAGAGCGCGACATCGACCGCCGCGCCCTTGCCGTGCTGGCGCGGATCGTTATTGCGGAAGCCGGATTCGAGTTGCGCATGCCAACCTTGTGGCAGACCTCTCGTAGCTTCCGTGATGTTATTGAGCAGGCGCGGATCGACGCCTTGGGCGTTAAATCTTCCACCAGGCGACATCATCTTTGGCGAACCGTTCATCAGTTCGTTGTAGCGCCCGCCAATCTCATTGCCGAAAGCCTGGGCTGTATTGCTGACCGCGCTACCGACAGCCTGGCCGGCCCTGTTGACCGTCTGGCCCGCGCTGTTGACGACGTTGCCGACTTGCTGGGCGCCGCCGGTGAAGATGTTGCCGACGCCGTGGAAGAAATCGCCCACACCGCGACCGAGGCCCCCAAAGAACTGCTCGATGGGATTGCCGTTGGCGTCGGTCGGCGCCCTGGCCGCTGCGCCGGCAGGCGCAACGCCAGCGCCGGCGGCGGGATGCGCCACAGGCGTCGGCGCCACCCTTGCGGGAGCCGCAGGGGCCGCAGGCTTCACAACGGGGGCAGGAGCCGCAGGCTGCGCGACATCGCCGCCAAGCGGCGCCGGCGACAGCGGGAACGTGCGGGCGTCGGTCACCCCTGGAGGCGGCGCGCCTCTGGCTTCGGGCGGAAGCACCAGGCCCGCTTCGTGAGTTGCGGGGACTTCAGCCTGAACCGCAGCAGGAGCCGTGGCGGTCGCGAGATTTGCCGGCTTGTCAGCGAGCGCGGCGACGTCTGACGGCCTAAGACCAGGCTGCGTGATCGGACCAGCAGTAGCTTCCTCGCGTGTCGTCGGCGTGGTCGAATCGTAGCGGGCGAAGCGGGCCTTCTCTTCTTCAGGTGTTTCAGGCGCCAGATCAGGCTTCACGCCCGTCAGCGAATCCGTCCACGATTGCGCATGACGCGCCTGATAATCCTTCTCCCGTGCTACAGCATCCGCCGCCTTGCCTTGACGCGCTTCCTCCGCGCCTGCAAGCGCGGCAGCTTCAGGAGATCTGCGCAACGCATTCGCCGCCGCAGCCTGTTCAGGCGTGGCCGGAACATCCGGTGGCCTTTGATATAGCTGCCCGCTTCCGAGATTGAGCGGCTTGTCGAAACCAGACCCTTCGACCGGCGCCGCGCCAGTCTGGGCATCGCGCGTAGTTGGCTGCGTGTTGAGCAGCCGCTCGCCCGAATTAGGAACAGAAGCAGACGCGGATTGGCTCGACCACGGGCCAAGCACACCTGGAGGCGGCGTTTCCTGCGTCGGCGGGAATAGTTTTGCCAACCTTTCCGGCGGTACTTCCTTGTGCAAATCTTCGCGCGGAATATGCTCCAATCGCCATGCGTCTTGCGCTTCTGTATCATTCGGGGCCATGCGACCTTGATTGGCCTCGCTCATGTTGTCTACGCTATTGCCCTTACCGCCCAGACCGGTTTGACTGTTCTCGCCCTCAAGATCCTTAATGCGATCCAGATTAAGGGCAGTTTGCTGCTCTGGGTCATCGTATGTACGCCCCTGCGCACCTTCGCTCATGTAATCGACGCCCTCGCCCTGACCGCCAGCGGCCAGGCCCTTGCGCTTGCGGCGCCGGCCAGCGACCATCAGACCGCCGCTGGCGCCGGCCAACGCCTCGCCCGCGCCCATTACGGCGCCAAGGGGAGCAGTGACGGCGCCGACGCCGGGAATGAGGGAAGCGAGGCCCATAAGCGATTTGGCGGCGCCCAGCGCCTGGCCGGCTCCGCTCTTTCCACTGCCGCCTGGCGGCTTGGGCGGATCGGGCAACTTGTAGGTTGAATGCACGTCCGGAATGTTTTGCTTCGTCGTGTCCTGAGTGGCGTTCGGATCGGGGGCTTTGTATTCATCCGTGCTGGCCGCGCCGCCATCCGCGAAACCGAGATACGACCCGCCATGGGTTGGGTCGTGATAGCCGTTCAGCGATCCATAGACGCCCATCGAACGGGCCAGATCGGCTTGCGCCAGGAAACCATTGTCCCAGTCGGGCTTGAACGACATGCCAGCCTTCGCTGCTGCGTCGCGGTCAGCCTGCTGAATGTCGTTCGCGCGCACTTGCGCATCTTGGGCCTTGCCCAATCCTTCTTGGTACTGAGCCGTCGGCGTAACGACATCGGCAACGCCAGGCGCCGCGAGGCCCTGAGATGAAGCGACGGCGGCAGGCGGCGCCGCAGCGATGACGACAGGCTCGCTGCCGCCGGTGGCCAACCCGCCACGGCGCAAATATGTGACGTCGGGTTGATCGGGTGTGCCAGGCGCTTTGTTCGCCACCACAGGCGCGGCAGGCGTGGCAGGCGCACCGCCAGCAGCAGGCGCGGTGGTCGTGGCGGCAGGCTGATCCTTGCCGGTGTACTTATTATAGGCGTCGCCAAGCGATTGGCCGAGGCCCACGGTCGCCTGCGCCGTTCCGACAGCCTGGTTCAGACCTGACGGCTTTGCCGCCGGCATGCCAGGCGCATTCGGCAGGCTGTAGCGAGCGCCAGACGTCGTTGGAACGTGACGGCTCTTGCCGCCGTACAAAGTGCTGCCGCTGCCCTGCTGCTGACCCTGCAACCCCGCCATGTGCCGCTGGGCGACAGACTGCCAGGACGGGTCATAGGTGCTGGCAGCGCCGCCGAGGTCGAAGCCGCCGCGATCATAGGCTCGACCCTGGTCGAAGTCAGTGACGCTGCCGCCGGCGCTCTTCATCGCCTTCTCGTGATCGACGGTCTTATAGCCGCCGGCCAGGCCCACCGCCTCCGGATGTTTCTTCTCGACCTCGTCGGCCATGAAGCCGAGGCGGGTGAGCTTTTCCGGATCATCCTTGTAGTTGAAGCTGTGGATCGGCAGACCGTTCTTGGCGGTGCCGATTCGCTTGATGTTTTCCTTCAACTTGCGGTCGGAGAAGAACGGCGCCTGCTGGGTGGAGTTCGTCGTCTGGCCCGACAGCGAACCGGTGCCCTCCGCAATATTCGCCATGAATTGCGCCGTCTGGAACGGATAAGACTGCTGCTGCTGGAATTGATTGTAGAGCGAAGTGAGGCCCGCTTGCTGGGTCTGCTGCTGCACCTGGCCCGCGCCCATCATCGCCTGCGCGCCGGCGAGGCCCGCCTGCTGCTGCGCGCCGGCCAATTGGCCGTACTGGCCCGCACCCTGCATCTGCCGCGCCAGGTTGGCCTGCTGCGCTTGCAGATCGAGCGCCTGCTGCCCCGTGGCGGTCTGGAGCGCCGTGTTGTAGCCCTGCTGGAGCACCGGCGCCATGGCGTTGCCATAGGCCAGCGCATTCTGCTGCTGAAGGTTCGCCGCCACAATGCCGCTGCGGTCGCCGCCAAAGGCGCCGGTCTTGATGGCGTTGCCCAGTTGGCCCGACTGCGCCGTCTGGGCCTGCTGGTTCATCAGAGCGCCCATTTGATTGGTGACGTTCTGAGTGTACGGGTTCATGTATTTGTTGATCTGATCGGAGTTCAGATCCCACGGATTCGCTGACCCCATCGCGCCTTGCGTCATGCCCATCGCCGTCTGCAAGCCGGGCTGCGCGGCGTTGGCATAGTTCGCGGTCTGTTGGAGGCCCATGTTCTGGGCCGTGGTCATCGGCGCGACGAAGGCGTTCGGATCGCTCGAATACTGCTGGAAGGGCGTTTGCGCCACTTGCTGCGCATTGGCGTTGACCGCGTTATAGCGCGCCAGGACTTCCGGCGGTATCGTGACCTGAGACGAAGCCTGCTGTGTCTTGCCGCCCATGACGCCTACTCCGCAGCTTCTTGCTTATGGCCCGTCTTCGCGTTCCAAAGCCAATAGGCGCCCGCCGGCGTCCCGAAATGCCGCTCGTAAAGTCTCACCTTACCAGCAGCGCGGTGCGTTGACAAAATACTGATTAGGAGGGGTAATTCGAGGCGCATGGCGGCGTTCTTGGCGAACTCGCACAGATAGCTGGCGCGCCCGCCCTGATAAAGGCTGCGCTGCACTTTGCGAAATTCTGGCCGCACGTAGATCGCGCGTTCGCACAGGACTTCCTCGACGCTATAAGGCGTGGTGTCCACGCGGAGCAGGATGCCGGCCTCCAGCATGCCTTCGTCACCCTCGATCACGCCGATCACGCCGTGGTCCCAGTTCAGGCTGGCCCACACCTCTTCCAGCACTTTCCTGGTGTTCACCGCGAGCAGCCCGTTCTCTTCCGCGCACATGGATGTCAGGTCCATGAAATTATGCACGTCGGCTGGAACGCCGTATCTCACTCGTATGTCGCTCATTGCTCTAGTCTCGCTTCGGTCCAGGCAGCTTTGACATCGTCTTGACGATGTGGCCGCGCATTTGTTTGACAAAATCATCGAGAACGCGGTGGCCGCGATCCAGGTCGCCGTCGCCCGCCGCCATCACCTCTTCAGGCGTCAGCGTGTATTCGCCGCCTGCCACAACGACCTTGACATCCTTACCGGTTTTCCCGCCAGCAGCATGCCCACTAGGTAGCGGTTCGCCATAGGGCTTGCTGGGATCGATGTTATAGGGAGCAGACCCAGCGCCATAAGGTCCGCCTTTATGATCATAGGGTTGCTCGCCGGCCCCACGAGGCAGGCCACCAAACATCCGCTTGATGTTCTTGAATCCGGCATTAGTGTTTCCTTCGCCCATGCCGCTGACGACGTCGGCGGGAATGACATAGCTGCCGCTCGGAACATGGACGGGCAGGTGATCGGTGCGGCCCGCGACCGCGCTGTGGATCGGGCCGGTGTGGACCTTGGCCGACAGGTGCGCGTGAACCGTGCTCGGAACATCAGGCGGCGTGTCCAGTTTTGAGAGCGTCGGCATGCCGCCGCCGGCGTCCCGTGCGCGCCTCGCGACATCGAGGGCGATGGCGACCGCCTGTTTCTGCGGCTTGCCGGCGCCGATCTCCGTCCTGATATTCTGGCTGACGGCCTCCTTGGATCCGGATTTGATCAGTGGCATGTCAGCGTCCTCTCGCCTGGTTGGCAGCGGAGGACGACTGGTTGCCCGCCGCCGATCCGGTCGAATAGGTCACGGTGACCGACTGGCCCGTCCCAGGCAAAACGAGCAGTCCATCGTTGAAGGTGGTGTTGACAAAATAAAAGCCGACGCTCATCGGAATCGTGGCGATGATGTGCTTGGGGTTGTTGCTGTTGCCGACATCGGTAGTGTCGCAAAGGTTGCCTGAAGTCGATCCCGCCGCATGCACATTGAGCATGGCGACCCGTCCCGCGCCATGAACGACCTGCGTAGGAGCCGTTAGCGTGAGCGACACCTGGGAACCCTGGACGCCGACATAGGCCCGCGCCGCGTCATTGATCGCCTGCGCGATGTTTTTGGCTGCGGAGAGGAGGTCGCCAAGAGAAGCTGTCATCAGTATTTCCCGTCTGGCGCTGCGCGATACCGCATGCCGCCGAGGCGCCAGAACGATCCGCGATCATTGCTCCCAAGGGTCACCTGCATCAAGCGCCCGCGAAGGCGCGGCGTGACGTAAGTCGATCCCACCGTGAAGGAAAAACTGTTCGTCATCAGCGGGTCTTGAGCGGGAAAATCCTTGGCCGTGAACGTCAGATCGACCGTCGCATTCTTGGTGACGCCATAGGCGCCCCACTTCATGTCGGGCCAGATCTCATCGACGAAAATCTTGCTGTCGCCTTCCGCCATCGCAAAATAGCCGGTCGCAAACCACGAGTGCATTGGCTGACCGTCGGCGTCGGGCGTCCGCTCATGCTGGAACAGGCGGATCTGACCATCCTCCGGGCTGACGCCCGCGCCCATCGGAGAGCCGAGGACGCTTTGGTTGACCCATGCCGAGCGGGCAATCGTGCCGTAGTCCCAGGCGTTCAGCACGTAGTTGAACTTGACGTAGGAATCGTTCTCGTGATTTGGGGAATTGACCGAGGTGAAGAACCAGGAGATCTCATTGAACATCGAATTGGGCGCGACCCGGACGTTGTCATAATAACGGCGGTCGATGCTCTGAAAGACGATGTCCCAGACGGGGCACGGGACTGGTTGAACGCCGGCCCCCGACAGCATGAAGAACTGGCGGTGGCTGATCCAGTAGACCACGCCATTGACCGCCCCCGCCCCCTTCTGCGCAAGCATGCCGCAGCCAGTGCCGAGTTCATTGAAGCTGTAGATGTAGGGCTGGCCGATATACTGCATCGACCAGACGCCGATATCGGTCCAGAGGATGCCTTGCTGCGCGGCCTGGAGGGCGCCGACGATCTTGGAGCCTTTCGGGATGCGGTAAGATCCGGCCTGGTTGGTGATCGTCGCCGCCCAAACGGTGTAATCGTTGACGTCGCACCAGCGGACGAGCAGCGGGTCTGGGATGCCGGTGAAGCTGGAACCCCAAGTGATAATCTGGCGCTGCGGCATGCCGACGAAAAAGCCATCATTGCAAGGCGGCGCCTCCGCGATCACCGCGAGCACCTTGGCGCCTGTCTCATCCTCCCACTGGTAGATGCCAGACACCGGAATGCCATCGACGACGGCGTTCCTGGGGCTGGCGAGCAGGATGCTGCCCCAGTTGTCGAAGTTCCAATCCGTGGCCGAGGCCGGCGTTCCTGGCGCTGTCGGCGCGCCGCCACTGTTTCGGCCATAGCCGCCGTCTCCAGCCGTGCCGCCGTAAATGCCGGCGCCGTAGCCGCTGATGATGTTGCTGGGGGCGCCGCCGATATTATAAATCAGGCGGAAGTTGCCGCCGTTCGGATAGGCCGACGCGCCTGACGTCGCGATCTCGTTCGCCAGGATGACGAAGTGATCCACGTCGGTGATCCGCTGGATCTCGTACTCGCGCGGCGCGAGCGTGATGTTGGCGACGGCGGTGGCGATCAGCAGCGGGAAGACATCACCAACCACGTAGCCGTGTTTCGGCAGCGTGACAGTAATTTCATAACTGTTGGTCGCCGTGGTGAAGAGCGGCGGAACAGCGGTTGTCGAACCCGCAGTCGTAGATGCCGCCTGCGGCGCGCCGAGCACCGTGCGCGCGACGATCTGATAGCTGGTGAAAGACGTCGTCGCGTAGACCGCATATTGCCCGAACAGGACAAGGCCGCCGACGGCGACATGGGTGGCGAAATAGACCGAATCCGTGGTGTGGATCTGGTCGAGCGATGGATCGGTTATGGAGACGAACGGACTGCCGGCCACGGTCGAAACCAGGATCGTAGTGTTCGGAGCGTCCGTATTCCTGAACAGCGGCGTGAGAGGCAGGGCGCCGCTGGGCGTCGCTGTCGAGAAACCCGTGGGCAGACCGGTGATCGGATTAAGCTCATCCTGCGCCCGCAAAAGCTCGACGCCGCCCAGGCCAGCCATCCCGACAGCCACGAACTTGTCGATGTCGATTTCCTGCCACACGAAGAGATGGCGCACGGCGTAATCGAAAACGCCGGTGTAGAAGCGCGTCCAGCCGCCCAGCTTCTCGACCAGGCCCAAGCCGGCTGGATCTTGCCTGAAGCGGATTTTGTCGCATTCCGAAATGCCGGCCATGTTCAGGACAGGCGTCTCGTTGGTGTTGACGCCGGGCTGGACTTTGAGAACCTGGTGCGGCATGGGTCAGCCCTTCATATTCGCCGGCGACGGCGCATCGCTCGACCCTGGCACCATCAAGAAGCGGCGCCGCATTTCCTCCACCATCGCGCCCTTCAGCAGGGTCTGGTATTGCGTCTCGTAATTGATCGGCATCTGCGGATCGGAGCCTGCCGAGCTAAAGTTGCGCTGGTACGCGCTCAAAAACACCATGCTCGCCATCAGCAAAAGATCAGGCATCTGGCTCGAAATGAAGGTTGTTCCGCTGTTAGGCTCAGAGTTCTTTTTCATGTACAGCGAGGGCATGCGCGCGGTGCCTGTGACATAAGCCTTATACGGCTGATCTGGCTTCGGCATAATGGAGTAAATGTGATATGTGGCGCCCGCCGGATTTAACTCGCCGCCGACAGGCGTGAAATATTTCGGGACGGCGGTATAGTCGGGATCAATGTAAACGGTTTGCCAAAACTCTTTCGACACCGGCGTCAATGCGGAGAAAACAGTGGTGTCGGTCACCCCCGCGAGAGTGATGTTTTGGACGGTGACGAGATCATCGAAGGGGATGTCCAATTCCCAGGAGCCATCCGCCAGCGCGTAGGAGCGCATTTTCTGCGACGCCAGGTGATTAAGGTCGCGCTGGATGCGAAGCTCCGCGTAATTCAGCATCTGTGGGACGACGCCATCGAGATTCGGCTCGGTGAAATGCATCACGCCACCGCTGTCTCCCTGCGTCGGGACGACAGCAAGGGTCGCGATGGCAGAGACGTAGCTGTTATAGGTGAGCGGTTCGCTGATCCCCGTCATGACGGCGGTCCCTTTTTAACGGCAGCATCATCAATAGCATTGCTCGCCTTCAAGATGAATGGCAATGCGACCGCCCAAATACTGAGCGCGGCGAACAGCACCTTCTGGATCTGCACGATATGTTCAGGCGTGACGAGAACCCCCGGCCACTCGATGGAGCCGTTGGCTGCGGCAGTCAGGACGGCGACGATGACCGATCCATTAAACACTGCTTTCCGCATCTCGAATCGCCTCTTTGAACACCCAATAATAGCCCTCGATGGTCGAGGCCTTGTCGAGGCCGTTGATGATCTTGCGGGCGTTGTAGGGATCTTCCTCGCCCTCTTCGGCGCTGAAGAAGTCGGGCAGGCCGACGCCGGTAAACCAGCCGTCGATCATGCCTTCGAACAGGATCACCGCCGACGTCTCTTCCTCGAGCATGCGGTGCGGGTATTTGACCATCGGCACATTGCGGTCGAATTTTTCCTTGAAGACAGCCTCGCCCTTTTCGTAGTTTTCGAACCACGTCAACTGGACGTGGCCGCGCCCGTAATAGGACTGGCCGTAGGGGCCGTCCGGGTCGGCGTAGCTGTGGCCCTCGCCCTTGCCATACTCCTCGATGGGCTGCATGGTCTGCGCGCTCTCGTGGTACACGGTCGCCAGCCCGTAGGACAGCCACATCTTGCCGTCGCGCGGGTTGGCGGCGGCATAGTCGGCTTCCCAGATGTTGAGCAGATTGTTCATGCCGTCCACCTGAGACTGCGCCATCCCGCCGCTGAACAGTTCGTCGCGGACGGCGTCGAAGAAAAACTCTCTGTCGATTGTCATGGCCTTGCCTCCAGCGCCTCGATGCGCGCCATTGCCTCTTGCAGCGCCTTGGTCAGCGTCGCGATCACCGTCCACGGGTTGGGCGCCTGCACCAGACCGGCTTCATCTTTGACGCCGGTCGCCGCGCTCTGGATCAGCGTCTCTTGAAGCTCGTGCGCGACGAAGCCCCAGTTCTCTACGCCATCGTCCCTGAACAGTGGATCGGGCGCATCGCCATTTTCTTTCGGCGCCTCCCATTCTGGCGTCCAATCCTTATGGAAATAGCTGATCGGCTTCAGCGCCTTGACGCGGTCCCACATCGACGGCAGCGGCGCAATGTCCCGCTTGATGCGGTAGTCGGAAGACCACGCGATCCAGCCCAGATTGGTGGCGTCCACAGAGCCGTAGAGATGGTTGTCGGTGTTCCAGAAGTAGCTGAACACGTTTGCGCCCAGCGCGCCGCCGGGAGCGCCAAGGCGGCACCGAAAACCATTCGTAGCGTCAATAATCCCGTTGGACGTAACAAGAGCCGTAGCGAGGGTTATCGCGCTCAAGTTGACTTGCCCAGAATAGCCAGCGTCCAACCCGCGTATGGTAAGGTTTCTGAACTGCCCGCCATTGCCAGAAGCGTCGCATTGATTGATGTACCCGTTAGCGCCGCTAGTTTGTACGGTCATCTGACCGCCAGAAGCATAAATACCGCTGCCTATTATGCTTCCGCTAGTGTATATTTGACCTGATGTAGATATTGCGCCGCCAAATGTAGTTCCAGCAGCGCCGCCATCGATATTAACAGCGCCGTTGGACAGGTTCCACGAGAACGGACGGGCAGTGCTGAACGCCCCATACTGGTCGCTCACCGCAGTCTGCAAGAGGTAGCAGCTTGCGCCATCATTGCGTATGCCAGCGCCATAGTTGCCGCCAACAAGGCGAAGCTGACCTAGATTGTCGAAGCTTTGTACGACTACGGCTTTAGAAAAAGTGGCAATCCCAGATGAACGAAGTATGGAGAACGGATAGTCTATGCCTGCACCAGCATCATTGAACCTTGCTATGCCAAAATTAGATCCGGCATTGCTGCCACTCTCTGCGGTGGTGTCTCCAATATCAATTTCCCATCTAGGCAAAGCATTGTTTTGACCAACAATATTGCATGCTTTTGTCGATCCAGCCTTGTTGAGCACAACCTGACTGTGACCAAAAGGCGCAGGGGATGCTGTGGTAGGAGTGGCTCCGTTGCCGTTCAACCGGAGGTAACCAGAGGCGCGCTCAATAAGAAACGGACTGCCTACGTACGCGCCTGCATCGGAAAAAGTGGATATTGTGAAATTTGACCCGGCATTGGCAGTGCCTTCAGCGGTCTGATCGCCCAGCGACACCTGCCAGCGAGCGACGCCAGCCTTAGTGCCAGTTACAACAGCGCCCACGCCGCTGGCCGCTTTATTGAGCGAAATCTGCGGCCACACGCCCGCTGTTGCAGTGAGGTTTAGCACACCGCTAGAGTTGGTCTGGTTCAGCGTCACCGCGCCAGTTGCACGGTTAATAGTTAGCGGGTTGTCGATAAACGCGCCCGTGTTGTCAAATCTGGCGAGGCCAAAATCAGAACCGACGTTGCCTGTGGCTTCAGCCCCAGAATCGCCAAAATTCATGCCCCAACGAGTCGAGCCAGCCATCTGGCCGTACACAGTTGAAGCTCGACCAGATGCGGGCTTGTTGAGGTATAAAGCGGCATCGGTAGCGGCTAAGGCATTTACCGTGTAACTCGCAGCAGCAACCCCCTGCGAAAACGTGGCGATGCCAGAAGCGCGATTGATAGCAAACGGCGCGTCGATAAGAACCCCAGCATCAGTGTATCTTTGCAGACCATAATTTGATCCAGCATTGCTGCCACTTTCGGCTGATGCATCTCCAAGCATTTCCTGCCATCTGGGGCTACCCGCCATCGAGCCGACGATGCGAGACGTGCCACCTGACGCGCTTTTACTCAGAACAACCGCTGGGTTTACACCATTGGTGTAAGAAACTTCAGTCGCCGCCACATTGCCGAAAATGGTCAGGTTTTTACCGCTGTCGAAATAGGCATGTTCAGTGACGCCATTACCGAAAGCTATTGGCTTGGAGCTTCCGCTGTTAAATTCGATATAGCCCATCTTGGTGCTGTCTACCTGACGGTAGATCTGCCAAGCGGCGGTGCTCCAATCCGATCCCGCCGACTTGCGCTGGATTTCAGTGCGCAGCGACTCGCCATTGGTGTCGGTTGAACCCGGCGAGAAGACGATCTGCGAGTTGCCCGCGACACTGCCGAGCGCCGTGCCGTTGATGACCACCGAGCCTGCCAAGGTGGGGCTGGTCGTGCCGACTGGATTGCCGGTGCCGTTGAGCGTCAAGCCGCCGAGGACGCCGCCATTGTTGTACTGGATCTGGCCGTTGGTGCCGCCAGCCGCCGCCGCGCCAGCCGCAACCGGCCCCCACGTCGAGCCGTTCCAGCCCATCAGGTTGCCGGTGGCAGGCGCGGTGGCGGCGAGCGGCCTGCCCTGAAGCTGGACGACCGTCATCGGGATGCTGGTGGTGCCAGATCCGGTGGCGTCGCCCGTATGGGTGATGGTCTGATTGCCGGTCAGATAAGCCTGCGCCTTGACAAAGGCGGTAGTCGCCAACGTCGTGTTGTTGGTGGCCGTCGCCTGCGTCACGCCAATGGTGCCAGTCGGCAACGATGGCGTCCCGGTGAACACCTGAGAATTGACCAGCGCATAGGGGTTCAGCAGCGTGGTGAAGCCGGCGCCCGACACCGTGCCGGTCGCGGACAAATTGGTAAAGGCGCCCGTGCTGGGCGTGGTCGCGCCCACTGCCGTGTTATCGACATGGCCGAGCGTCGCCGGGTTGATGGTGACCGTGCCGGTGCCGGTCGGTGAAAACGTGACGTTGGCGCTGGCTGGCGAGGCCGTCAGCGAGCCTGTAAACGTCGCCGCGCCATTGGCGCTCAAAGTGGTGAAGGCGCCCGTGCTGGGCGTCGTGGGGCCAATCGGGGTGCTGTTGATCGACGTCGCGGACAGCGTGGTAAACTTGCCGGTGCTGGGCGTCGTCGCGCCCACCGCCGTATTGTCGATGGAGCCAGCCGTCGCCGGGTTGATGATGACCGTGCCGGTGCCGGTGGGCGACAGAGTGACATTGGCGCTGGCTGGCGAGGCCGTCAGCGAGGATGTGAAGGTCGCCGCGCCGTTGGCCGCCAGCGTGGTGAAAGCGCCGCTGCTGCGCGTCGTCGCGCCAATCGCCGTGTTGTTGATGGCGCCGCCCGTGATCGCGACACTGTTGGCGTTCTGCGCCGCCATCGTGCCGAGGCCCAAGGCGGTGGTCGCCGCCCCGACGAAAGCCGTGGTCGCCAATTTGGTCGAGCTATCGCCAGGCGCCTGCGTCACGCCAATCGTGCCGGTCGGCAGCGAGGGCGTCCCCGTGAACACCTGAGAATTGATCAGGGCGTAAGGCCCCAGGGAAGCTGTGACTTGCGCCGCCGTCTGATAGCCGGCTGGGTTCGACGCCGCATAGCGCGAAGTATCGGAAGGGTGGACGTGATCGGCGCGCGCCCACGTCGTCCCTACGCCAATCGCCACCGTCCCGTCCATCGAGGGATTGGTCGAGGAAGCAACAGGAACATTCGCCGTCAGCGCATAGGGCGCGAGCAGCGCGGTGAACCCCGCTCCGGACACCGTCCCCGACGCCGACAGATTAGTGAAGGCGCCGGTGCTAGGCGTGGTGGCCCCGACGGTCGTCCCGTTGATGGCGCCGCCGGTGATCGCCACACTATTGGCGTTCTGGGTGGACATCGTGCCGAGCGCGGACGCCACCTGGTAACCCTGGGCCTTAACGAAGGCGGTGGTCGCCAGCTTAGTCGAACTATCCGCCGCCGCCTGCGTGACGCCCGTGGCGCCTGTCGGCATCGAGGGCGTCCCCGTGAACGCCTGGCTGTCGATCAGGGCATAAGGCCCCAGCGCAGCCGCCGTCACATAATTCGCCGGATTCGACGCCGCATAGCGCGAGGTGTCGGTCGGGTGGATGTGATCGCCGCGCGAATAGGTCACCTCGACGCCCGCCGAGGCCCCGCCGTCCATCCCTGGCAGGGTGTCAGATGCTGTCGGAACTTGCGCGTCAGTGACAATTTGCGCAATCGTAGCGCGCACCGAGACGCCAGCCTGCACAAGCTCCAATTGCTCTGTGCCAGTCAGGGCGCCGGCGGCGGGCAGGTTCGGGATCTGGACATTGCTCACGCCTGGATCTCCTCGATGACGAGGCAACTCTGAACCAGTCGGCCCACGTTGACAATGCAATCGACGCCGACGTCTGACGGGCCGATACAGAAGGAGAACATCTGCGGCGTCAGAACAGTCGGGATGCACTCATAGTCGAACAGCAGCGGCGAATCGGCAAAGGCGCGCGCGACGCTCACCGCCTTCTCGCCGTTCACGAACATGCCGCCGTTGATCGCGCAATCGTGGGCGGCGCCCACACACCAGACCTTGGCCCGCAGCCGCAGCCGGTTGCCGAGCGCCGACACGGCGGGCGCGAGCATCAGTTGCGGGTAGAAGTTCTTCTTCTGGAAGTCGGCCCCCAGAATGTAGCGTTCCTTGAACAAGTGCGTATTGTTGTCGTAGACGGACCACGAGCGGATGACAGCGCCAGACATCGGCGTGAAGGTCGGCCCGAACGGGCCAGGCTCACCCTGCCCTCCCCGTGGCCCCGGCGGGCCAGGCGGACCATCAGGCCCCGGCGGACCAGGCGGACCCGCGCCTCCCGGCGGCCCCTCCTTGCCATCCAGCACGAGGACGCCATTGGGGATCTCGCCCTCCAGCAGCCGCTTGCTGAAGTGCTTCACCGTGGCGCGATGGAGAGTGCCGCCCTGGACGACCTCGATATACTCCTCGCCTGAAAGGCCAATGGCGACAGGAAGGTTGAGGATGTCTGCGGCGCTCATGCCCCCTCCAGGATTTTGATGCGGGCGTCCTGGTCTTCGATGCGCGCCATTGCCTCTTGCAGCGTCTTGGTCAACGCCGCGATCACTGTCCACGGGTTGGGCGTCTGAATGTGATTAGGGATGTCCTTGACGCCGCTCGCTGCATCTTCGATCAGCACCGCCTGAAGCTCGTGCGCAAGAAAGCCCCAGCGTTCCTTTTCATCGCCTATGACCAGCGGCACGGCCTCGTCCACCGTGTTCCTGAAACCTTCTGGCGAGAAATCCTTGAGGCTGTATTTGATCGGGTTCAGGTTCTTGACGCGGTCCCACACCGACATCAGCGGCGCGACGTTCTCCTTGACGCGGTAGTCGGAAATATATTGGACGTAGCCGACGAAGGTGCCGCCGACATACTGGTTCATGTGGGCGCCATCCCAGAACTGGCACACATTCTGTCCAGCCGCGCCGCCTGATCCTTGACGACCGACGATGCCTTGAGCGCCATCAACCGAGCCAGAGGCCCCCATGTTTCCAGCGCAATTAACATTTCCAGCCGAATACAGATAAGTTCCCTGAACAGTCTGCCCGTTCACAGTTCCAGATGAAGTTACGTAAGCTCCCGAAACTGTGCTGGTTGCCGTAACATTTCCGCCAGTGATGGTGCCAGCGGCATTTACGTTATTAGCACACTGAACAGTTTGAGCAGTGAGGTATATGGCGTTTAGCGGAACTTCCACCGTGTAGCCAGAATCAACGCCACGAATGTGAAAATCACGGTACTGACCGCCATTGAATGACGCATCAGACAGCGTAAGCGTATTTGGTTGAACACCAGTGACCCACCTGTAATCGCTGCTGTTAGAATTAATCGTACCGCAATTCAGAGCGTTAATATTTGACGCCCCATTTACGCTAAAATTTCCACTTACGCCCGTAGTGGCGCCAATCAGACTAAGAGCGCCAGCACCCGCCGACGCCGTGCCTCCAGCGGATATGATGCGGCAATCATAATCAGTGCTGCTCGCACCGGAGTGAAAGTCGATGAAAGCCGCCGCATTCTGCCCCGGCCTGCCGAGTTCTATGGAATCGCCGGCGATAGCCGTACCTGTGCCAACCCTAAATCCAGTAGCGTAAACTTGCTGTGAGAATGTAGCGACGCCGCTGGAACGACTGATGGCGAGTGAGGTGTCGAGGTATGCCCCGGCATCGTTGAAACGGTATAGGCCAAAATCAGATCCGACGTTGCTGCCGCTTTCGGCGGCGCTGTCGCCAACCGTCACTTGCCAGCGCGCCTTGCCGTTCATAGCCCCGTATAACGCGCACACGCTTCCACTAGCTGGCTTATTCAACCACACATTGGCGTTCGCGCCGCTTGCCGAGAGTTGCCCGCCGTTGCTGTAGACATTCCCACCTAGCGTAAGATTGTGAACCAGCGTCGTGTCGCCATTGGAGCGAGTGATGCTGATCGGGTTGTCCACCCACGCGCCCGCATCGGTGAAGCGAGCAAGAGAAAAATTAGATCCTGCGTTGCTGCCGCTTTCCGCCACATTGTCGCCAAGGCTCAATTGCCAGCGCAGGGCGCCGCCAGTCTCGGCATAGATGGCGCTGGTGTTTCCCACTGTTTTATTGAGGGTTACGCTCGCTCCCGTGCCAGATCCAACTCCAGTCACGGTGACATCGGTGATGTGGCTGACGCCGGTTGAACCAGTCGTGCCGAGCGGAACGCCCGTGCCGTTCGTGGATATGCCGCCGAAAGCGCCTGCATTGTTATACTGAAGCTGGCCGTTGAGGCCGCCGGGGGTCGTGACTGTTCCCCCGCCGCCAGTGCCTGGAGGAATCGCCCAAGTCTGATCCGCGCACAAGAATTTGGTCGATCCGCCGCCTGACGCCGGAACAATGCCCGCGACAGTGCTGCTGAACTGGGGGAGCGTCGTCGCCGTGGCGTAGGGGCCGAAATTCACGCCATTGGTCTTGGTGATCGTGATGGCGCCGGTCGAGGCGACCAGAGTGCCATCGCCGCTCATCGTGAAGCCGGCGAAGCCGCCCGCGCCGTTGTTGTACTGGATCTGATTGGCGGCGCCGCCAGGATTGCCGGCAGTGCCTGGCGGGCCTTGCGGACCTGGAACCGTGCTGGCTGGCCCAGGAGGGCCGACAGGCCCAGGAGGCCCAGGCGGGCCTTCTTCTCCCACCGCAGCCAGTTGCGCCATCTGCTTGGTGGTGGCGCGCACCGAAACGCCGGCCTGCACGATTTCGAGCGATTCGTCGCCTGACAGCGCAACGGCGACGGGGAGATTGGGGATCTGGATGTTTGCCATTATTTGAGCGGCCCCGTGTTTGGAACATCCACGTTGCGGTAAGGCAGACCCGGATCATCGTTGCCAGGCGCATTCGGATCGGTGCCGGGCTGCTGGTTCAGAGTGCCGTTGGGTGCGCCGGTTTGCTGGGTGACGCGGGTGTCGTTAACTTGCGTGGTGCGCGTCGTCCCTGCGGGCTGGGTAGGCTGACCGCTCGCCGTGGGCGGCGGATTGAGATCCGGAACCGGAATGCCGGTCTTGCCGTCTGGCACGTAGCGATTGGTCGTCACGCGCACGTTCGCCTCCGCTACGCGATATTCCTGCGGGCGCGGGTTGCTGATCGGCATCGGATCGGCGGGAATGACGATGGCGCGAAGCTGCTGCTGTGGCGTATCGAGGCAATTGTTGCAGACCAAGATCTGCTTGTTGACTGTCGTCGCGCCGGCCCAGTCGAACTGGAATTGAAGATCGACGTGATTATAGACGAAGCCGCATCGGTCGCAGATCGCCGCCGCCTGCGGATTGCGGGAATTGATCCTGGCTCGACCGAGCTTCGATGCGTAGCCCACGGCTCACTCCTCAATTCCTGAAGTAGCCGCCGATCTGCGGGCTGATGTATTGCTGGGCGGTTTCGACGCCGCTGCGCGAGGCGGTATCATAGGCCTTTTCGGCAATGGGCGAAAGAAAGGCCAGGCGCTCTGGCGCCCAGGACATCGCCAGCTTCTCGGCCAGGCCGGTAGCGAAGGCGTAAAGCCACTCTGGCGGGACGGGAGGCTGCTGATCGTTGGTGAAATTCGAGGACATCGACTGCGTCAGATAGTGGTAGGTCAGGACGTAACCGTCGCGATCCGGCACCGGCCAGATGTGAATGCCGCCGCGCCCTGGAAGCTGGCGGTCCATCCAGAACACGCTTGGGACGCCCTGCTGGTTCTTGTTGGGGTAGCTCGCATATTCGGTGCGGCTGACCGGCATCATGATGCGATCCCTGCCATCGACCGTCACGAAGGTGTCGAGCATGACGATGGCCTCGTTCGGCACATCGTAGATCCCGACATCCTGGCCCAGGATGATCGAGATCTGGGAAACCTGCCAGAGATTAACGCCCTTGGTTGACCAGTCGGCCAGGAGGAGATTGGCCGCGATATAGGCGTCGGCCATATGCTCCTGGAGAATCGCGGTGCGCCTGATGCCGCACAGACCGAACGCATAGAGGGTGACGTCGCTAAGTCCCAGGGCGAAGTTGAACTTGTCGCTGTAAGTCATGCGAACCCCCTACGATGGGGCAGCTACACCACCTTGATCGTGATGACCGCGCGCCCTGACCCGACGACATTATCAGCTTCGACCGTCAAGCGATACTCGCGCCTGCGGAGGTGCAAAACGCCGAGGCGCGTGACGTGAAGCTCGCCTGCTTTATTGATGCTGAAATAGCCGCCGGCGACGGGCGGCTCAATCGAGACGATGGTGAACTTGTCGGCAATATCACCCCAGTTCCGCGCCTGGCCGATCTTCTCGTCTATGGAAACAGGAAGGTTGACGGTCAGGGTTTGATCGCGGAGCAGCGGTGCGTCGAGCGGCCCCAAACCGATACTGCCGCCGAGGCCTCCAGGCTTGGCTAGTCCAGGATGGGAGGCCAGCTTGTTGTGGCCGTTTGATAGGCCGGGGGGAGGCATCAGTAATCAGCCCCGCCAGCTTGACAGAAAGTTGCCGTCGCCGTTCCGGCGCCGCTGTTGAGCAGGAGGCGCGCGAAGACTGGTTTGAAGGCGTAGTTGCCCTGCAACACCGCGCCAGTGGCCATGGCGGCGGCGACCAAAGTGGCGTCGGGATGCGGCGCCCAACTCACGTTGGCGGGCGCAACCGGATTGGTCGGGCTGTTGGGATCGTCGAGGGTCTGCTGGATCGAAATATTGGTGGCCCCAGCCGAATTGATCTGGATCGCAACCCCCGGATCGCCGGAATCGTCGAAGCGCACCCACGCCGAGGACGTGATCGCCGGGCTGGAATTGGTGCCGACAATCACACTTCCCGCGCTCGTCACTGAACTGGTGATCGAGGTGACTGTCTTGTAGTTTTTGGTGGTGACGACCGTGCTGTTATTGCCGCCGACGAGAGTTTCGCTCTGGGCGGCGCCAAAGGCGTCGGTGCCGTTGATCGTGAATGTGGTGGCGACATTGCTGCCGGTCGAGGTGAAAGCAAGCTGGCGCGCCTGGTCAAGGACGACCGGATATGAAGTCAGGACCAGAGCGCCGCCGGGAGCCGCCGGCGGCACTTGTGACGCGCAAACAGCCGTCGTATTGGCGGCGGCCAGAGGCGCAGCGGAGACGGTGACTGGCCGCATGGCGTCAATCCTTCTTCGACATCAGCTTCCGCCCAGGCGCATGCGTACCCGCAGCGGCTGACGAGAACAGGTGGCTCTCGCAGGCGCCGCCGCTCTTGCGAGCCGCTCGACCACCGTGCGAGTGAGCAGACGCGCCAACCGGCCCGCCTACACGCTTTTTCTTGCCGCCCTTCTCTTCAGCCTCTTCCTTAACATCCTCGTTGCCGCCGCCGAAAGCAGGCTTCTTGCCCTTCTCAAACTTGCCCATCGAAGCCCCCTCAAGGTGACGGATTTTGGATGTAGTGGACGGACACCAGCGCGGCGCCGGCACTCGGAGCGCCCGCGCCCGTGACGATCTGGATGTTGAGCGCCGACGGATTTGGCGCGGGAACGCCAAGCAGCGTGTATCCGCGCTGGGCGGCGATGTTCGCCGCCGACTGCGTCATGGCCGGGAACGGCGCCGCCGCCTTCAGATCGGTCGCGCCGACGAGCGAGGCCTTGTTCGTAGTGGTGTCGGTGCCGATAGTGAGCACCGCCGTGGCGGGGCCAACCCACGATGTCAGCAAGGCGACTTCAAACCCCATGATGGTGGAGCCAGCCGGAATGTTGAGCGGGAAGTTGAGCGTCGAAGACGCAGGCGTCTGCGCAAACGTAATCATGGTGTCTTGATACAATTCAAGCTCACCCTGAGAAACAGCGGGGTCGCCTACGATAACCGGCCCCGTGAAGTGTGTCGCACCCATGTGCTTTCTCCTTCTGAGCCAGTATTACGAGGTCGGGAAGTTGCCGTAGACTGCTCGCCAGTTGTAGTAACCGAACGAATACCGCTCGTAACCTTTCACGAGCAGGTTATCGGTCACAAAATCGACTTGCATATCCGTTTCGAACTTTATTCTTTCCATGAAGGAAAGACCATCGATATTTGTGAGAAGGAACCAGGCGAAGGGCGAGGTCAAGAAGTCATTGACCATGAAGCTTTCAGACAGTCCACCCGAAGTCGAGAGGATGGCATTGACGTCGTTGTCTGCCGTGCCTGGCCGCAATTCTGTCTTGAGAAGACGAATTGCTACCGGTTCCAATTGCGGCGGGATGATAAGCTTCCGCGCGCGAGCGAAAACTTTCAAACCCGCCTGGTCCTTGAAGTTGGTCCGGACGCCGATCATGGCGTTGAGCAGGGTCGATTCACCGAGATCGACTTGCACCGCCGGCGTGTTGCCGACGAGGCCGCTGTCGATGGGATGATCGACCGCGCAGAGCGCCTTGCCGTCGCCGCCGATTGTCTGATTATAGGCCTGGGCCGTATTCAGGACGTTGGCGCCGTAGATTTCCTTCGTTTGCTGGAAGGATTCGATCAGGCCGAGGTTGGAGGGATGGAACTGGGTCTTGTAGAGGTTGTCGTCGATGGCCTTGCGGGTCATCGCATATCCCAGGCCAATCTCGACGTGCTCCTGGTTGTAGACGTAACGCTCGCCGGCGCCGTTGTCGAACTGGGTCTGCCCGCCTTCAGTCTTGAGGGCGGCGAGGCCCAGGTAGCGCATCTCAGCCGTGCGCTCCAGCGCCATCTTTGAGTTGTGCTTGGTAAAGATCTTGTCGTACTGAGACGGGATCATCTCGTACTTGCCCTCGATCCCACGGAGGCCGGGGAGCAGAAGGTCTTTGATGGCGCTAAGATTGACGGCCATGACGGGTTACTCCTTTGTGATGGCCGGATCAGATGCCGGTGAGGCCACGGGTGACGACGTTATTGAAGCGAACGATGGCCCAGTCATAGGGCTTGGTCGTCGCATCGCTCGGCACGAAGGTGCCGGGGGAGCCAGCGGGCTGCTGGTGGATCCTCACAATGATAAACGGATCGAGCGCGGTGCCGAGCGTCGTGGTGTCGAGGAAGGCTCCGGAGAAGCCGTTGGCCGGATTCGGGACGCCCATGTTGATGCCGATCAGCGCATTGACATCGGCCAGACCGAGGCCGGTGGCGTCGGACTGCGCAATGAAATGGGCGTTCGGATCATTGATGATCTGAGCGGTGACCGAATTGCCAGACGCGACATCGCTGCCGGGCCAGTAGTTTGACCAGACGGTGCGCTTCTGCGAAACGGAAAGATATTTGCAGCCCTTGAAGATGCCGGCGATGCCGGAAGCCAGCACGGCCAGGGTCTGCGTGGCGGGGCCGACGGTGCCGTCAGCAAGCGGAACCACGGGGTCGCCTTCGTAGATGGCGCCGGTGTTGTAGTTGACGACGACTTCGACGTGCTCATAAGTCGGGGCGCTGCCCAGACCCTGGACCTGCCGGAACCCGAAAGGCGCATTGATATTGGCCATAGCTCACCCTCCTCTTTCAAGGAAGACCTGCTATGCCACACCGGGGGCTAGGGGAGGTCCGAAAAATACGGCTTCTCACAGCGGGGAGAAGCGAGTACACGTTTTGTACATCCAAAAATACGGCGCCGTCAAGCGCCGTCAATTATTTGGCACCGGCATGGCCTCGTAAGTCTTGCCGAGACGGGTCAAGGGTTCACCCTTGTTGTCGCGCCCAAACTGGCCCGGAGGCGCCGCAGTAAGCTGCTCTTCCTTGATGCGAACCTGGCGGCGGGCCTTGTCGCGCTCAAGCTGCTTGGCCTCCAGCGTGATTTCGAGCGGGCGCTCCATAAGCTGCATGCCGCGCCGCATTACAGTCTTTTCCTTAGTGCCGCGAGGCATCAATTCGGGATGTCGATCCGACGGCACCGGCTCCCAGCCCGTGCGGGCCAGAGTGACCTGATAGGACGACTGCTCTTCGTTGAGGATCGAGAACAGCTTCCACTCGTATGACCACCCTTCCGGAATGATCGCGGGGTTGATGTAAAATTCATCGGCGCCCTCGTCGAGAACGCCGTTAGTGAAGTGGCCGCGCAATTCCAAGGTGCGCCGGGCGGCGCGGTCCATCGAGGTTTCGACCGGCTGGCGAAGCGGCGGGCGCTCAATGAAAGAAGGCGCCTGCATGGCCTCTTCAACTCTCGGCTCTTGGGTGGTGAAACGCTGCGGAGGCGGACGGTTGACCATTATCTTTTCCTCAATGCATGCGCCCAGCTTTGCGCATTTCCTCTTTGGCCTTGGCGTATTCCTGCTCGGACATGCCAGAGATCTCGGCGTATTCGCGCTCAAGCGGCGTCAGCACGGCGCTCCTGCCGCTCGACCCACGGCTGACAGGCGCAGCCGGCGGGGCCGATTCACGCTGCGGCGCCGCCTTGGCGGACATGGCCTGCGGATCGTCGGCGCCGGTGTCCAAATCTTGGCCTGCGGGCCTGTCGTAGACGAGCGCCTCGACCGAGCGAAAATAATCGTCCGTGTCGGGATCGATGTCGCGAGCGACCGTGATGTTGTGGGCGGCGACCATCTTGGCGTAAAGCTTCTTGTCGCGGGCGCATTCCGGATGCGCGCGGACCCAGGCGGCGGATTTCGCCGTCAACTGGCTCGCCAATTCCTCGACGGGATCGATGATCGTCTTGATCGGCTGCGGCGGCGCCGGCGCCGGCTGCGCCTCCATTGACGCCTTGCCGTTTTCAAGCTGCAGCAGGCGGGCCGAATTGTCGCCAAGCTGCGACTGAAATTCAGCGGCGTTGTCAAAATCGCCATTGCGCATCGCTTCAGCGTAAGCGGCCTTCAGGGCGTTGGTGTGCTCCTTGACCCGCTCGATGGCGCTGATCACCAGTTTAAGCTCGTTGTCGGCCACTTCGACCTGCGCGCCGTGTGCGGTGGTCGCGTATTCGTTGGCGCGGCGTTCCGCCTCGATGCGCGCGGCGCGCTCGCGGTCGAGTTGCGCCCGCAGTTCGACCAGCGGATCGCGCTCTTCCTTGCCGCCATGCTCCCAATCGGTGTTCGGATCGAAGGCCGGGATGCTATTCGGATCTTTCGCCATGTCGCTCACCAAATGAGATCGGGGCTGCTGATGCGCCCCTTGACAGCCGTATCGGTCAGGATGCGGCACAGAACGCCGCTGACGGTGATGTTCCAGCCATCCGAGGGGCGAAACAGGATCCAGTCATGCAGTTCGATGTCAGGGAACTGCCATTCGCCGCCGCTGATGAAAGCCTGGGGGCCTTTCTTGACGACGAGGCCCAGTTTGGACTGGAAACGATCCTCGTTGAGGGTCTGCTGGGCCAGGAACAGGCCGCTCTTGGTCTTTTCGGGCCTGATGTAGACCGCGACCAGCAACTGATTGTGGAAAAGTTCGACCCCTGACAGATCACCAAGCTCATCCAGAAGCTTCAGGCGAGGTTCCAGTTCATGTTGCATTTCGGCAAAGGCCATGCGCGTCTCCTGTGACACGCAATTACTCGCACACTGTCAGTGCGCTGACAATAGGATTTAGAGGCCGCGCTCGCGGTCGTTGGCCTTCTGCTCGGCCTCATCGACGGTGTCGATGGCGTTGTTGAGGCCGCGTATGACGCCAACCGCCTCGCGATAGGCTTCGAAGGTCGTCATGCTGGCGCCGTATGCGAGGTCGTTCTTTTGAGCTTCGATCTGCTCGCGCAGGAGCTTCTTCAGTTCTTCGGCAAAAACGCTTTTGAAAGTCTGCATTAGGGCTTGAACCTGATTTGTTCCTGATGTAAGACAAGCTCAAGGTGACGACCGAGGGTATGAGGGCCGCTTCCACGGATGTACTGGAAGCGGCCCTCTGTGTTTTCAGACCGGCGTCGGCTGGGTTCCCCAGTCGGCCTTCACCTCAAACACCCAGGCAAAACCAGTCTTGCCGACGCCTTCGCCGCCATCGGGGCACTTTTTCGGTCGCGCCTGCGGGAAGGCTTCGACCGCGACCCAATGACCGCCAGGCACAGGCGCATCGCCTTTCGGCTCTGCGACCGGAAGATCATCCGAACCCTGCAGCCAGCCAACCGCCTTGGTTTCGCCGTCAACCACCACGCAAATCCTGCCGGGGCGATGGGGCGCGCCAGTCGGCAGCGTTTCGCCTTCAGGCAGCGCGATGGCTTGCACCACGGGAATGCGCGGCACGGGAATAGGATGGCCGGGAGGGGCCGGAAGAATTGGACCCTGTGAGGGATAAACCGGCAAGCCGGGCAGGCTGTTGTCGGGATGACCGTAGCCAGGCAATCCTTGATCCGGATGACCGTAGCCGGGCAGGCCCTGATCGGGACGCGGGCGCCTGCCGGGAAGATCGTGATCGGGATGACCGTGACCAGGCAAACCCTGATCGGGATGTCCGTAGCCAGGCAAATCCTGATCGGGATGGCCGTAGCCGGGAAGGCCCTGATCGGGATGACCGCCAAAGCCAGGGCGCCCAAAGCCGGGATCGACCGAGCCGGCCACGTCACCGATCTCGGCCACTCCACGAATTACAACATGACGAAGCACCATCAACTTTCTCCTATTTGATTACCTGCCTTGGCAGAAGCGGCGATAGCGACGGCAGTTGCCGTAACCTTCCTCGCCGCGCTCTTCCTTGTATTCGCAAGCGCGCCGCAGTTCCTCGCACTGCCCGCCCCAGCCGCGCTCGCGGCCAGGACTTACCGCAACGCCGCCTGGCCCAATCTCGATAGACTGAGCACGAGCCGAAATGACAAAGCCGGCAAAAGCGAACAGCAGGAGGAGGATCCCCAAAGCGACAACAAGCGCGTGATCGACAACAGACTTTTCGAAGCTCACTTCCCACCTCCTTTGGCTGGAACCAGGCCATAAGACCTGATCTTCTGCAGACGGCCTTTGCCGCCGCCCGATCCATCGTCAATCGGATAGGCTCGACCGCCATGCTTGCGGCCCATCGGCCCGCCCGGAGGCGGCATCGGCATCGGCGGGGGCGCGCCCGGCGGTCCCTGCATGCCTGGAGGTCCAGCCATCGGCGGGGGCGGGGGCGCGGGAGGCGGCACAGGAACCGCCCCCGGCCCCGGCGGCGGCCCGGCCAGGGGAGGAGGTCCGCCAGCATCGGGAGGAGAGGCGCCGCCAGGTTGCCCAATGACAATATTGATGTTCGTCCTGCCCTTGGTCTTGCCGCCCTTGGCGTAACCGTCGCGCGGGCCGAGCTTGATGTTGGGGGCGTAGACGCCGCCGCCTTCCTTGCGGGCCTTGCCGCCGCGCTTGGCGCCGAGGCCTGGAGGCGGGCCGGCCTGCTCATCGGGGGGCGGGCCGGCCTCATCATCAGCACCCGGAGGCGGCATCGGCGGCGCCTTGTGCTTCTTCGACTTTTTATGCTGGTGCTCCAGCGCGCTGATCAGCGCATCCAGCTTGCCCGAATCCTGGTCCGTTCCGGAAGGTGAAGCTTCGGGCGGGCCGGGAGGCGGACCGGCGTCCGCCGGCGACGGGATCGGTCCGCCGTCGGCCTTGTGGTGTGCGACCAGCTTCTTGGCGCATTTCTCGTCTTCGGCCTTGTGCGGGTGACCGCCCTTCGCCATGCCGAACATATGGCCGCTGCCACTGCCCGCCGAAACGCCCAAGGCGTTGGTCGGCACGTTGCCGCCGACTCTATTGTTGGCGTCGATGGCCTGCATGGCGTTCGCAGCCGCCTGATTGTTGACAGCAGTCTGGCCGCCAATCGGGCCATTGCCGCCGCCGCCAAATCTGCCGGTCCTGCCGCCTTTCTTCATGCCGCCTTCACGCTTGACGTAGCCGTCGCGCTTCTCGTTGGCTTCCTTGACGTCGCTATTGTAGATGGCGTTGCCGAACATGGAACTGGCGTTGGCCGCGCCCCCGCCCTTGCGCGCAACGCGCCCGCCATGCTTGAAAGCCGCCGCGCCCATGACGGCGCCGCCGCTCTTATACGCTCGCCTGGAGACGGGTCGCAGGCCCTCCTGCTTATCGGCGTGAATTGGATCCTGCTCGACAGGGCCGAAATCGCTGCAATCGACTTTGCCTGCGGACGTGGCCGTCCCCAAACGCTCGGCCTTAGCCCGCATCGCGGCGCGGTATGTTTTGGCTTGTTCGGACATCGATATGGTCCTCTCGGTTTACGGCTTACCGGAGCCGTGGGGTTATGACTTGGGTAGCTTCAAGCCACCGGAGCCAATCAGGCACTGAATCAGATCGAACACAACATAGATCACGAAGATCACGATCACCGCCCAGACGATAATTTTGACGATTTGCAGGATGACGCCGACGGCGCCGCCCAGATCCCCGACTTGGGCCAGCACCCAAGGCACGAAAAGCTGGAGGATGGCGATCAGGGCGCCGACGATGACAACCCAAATGAGCAAATTCTCAAGCCAGGCGAGCGAGAAACACATCGGCGTCATCCTTCTAGCTAAATCACCGTATCAGGTTACCGGGGCCGTGTCGCGGCCAATGCTTTGTCGATCATGCCGCCGCAGGCATAACCTGGCGGCAGGATCAGCCCCGACTGCCGGGGTGCTTGCGGCGCAGGTGCTCCGGGAGGTCCATTTCCTGTTCCGCCGATAATTCCTTGGGGGGCTGGCCCGCGTGATCCAGGGCCAGGTACGAGTCCCGGTCCACTGGCACCCCGAACCGGTGCATCAGGCGTTCCAGAGGTGTCGTGCCACTCCGGTGGCCGGATGCCCCCCGCGAAGTCGTGGATTTCTTTGCGGACATCGTCGATTCCCTTCTTTCCGTTCTTGTAGTCGTTCCAGATGCTGTCGATATGGGCGTTGTTTTTATCAGTTTTGAAGGTGTCGGGGAACAATCCTCTGATCGCCTCCCACGTAATCGATTGCATTTCGCGCGGCAGTATACCGCGCTCTTTGGCGGCTTGGCGATAGGCGTCGGCGTAGAGCGGATAGGTTCCGTTCACGCCGGTGGCGTTGGAGCCGCCGGCGCCGGGAACGCCCTTGCCGGCGTAGTTGCTGAAATTGTGCGCCACCTCAAGCGAATTGCCCGACAGCGCGCGCAGCAGGCCGGCGGCGACCGCATGGGTGTCGATGGTGACGTCGCCGTGCTGGGAGTTGGGATCGAGGATGTTATTGTAGAAATTGCGAACCTTGTGGCGCTCGCCCATCAGGCGGTTCATGAAGGTCGGATCGCCATTGCTCTCGATGGCCTGCACCGCCTTGCCGATTTCGCCCAGCGAACCCCAGCCCGCCCTCGATGGCGATCCGTCGGCGTTCCGGGCGACCTCGCCAAAATGACCTTCCGGCGTGGCGATCTTGTAGCCGGGATCGCCGTGGGTCTGATCGTGCATCCGGATCCACAGCGCCTTCATGACCGCGCGCTCGTCGCCGGGAATGTGCTTCATGTCGTCGATGTCGCCCAGCGACTTGCCCCTGATCGCCTGGAAGATTGGCTCGTTCTTCTCGGTGGCCAGCTTGTCCAGGCCGCGATAGGTGCCCTCCATTTCAGGCGAAAAGGTTTCACCATGATATGCGTTATTGCCGCGCCCCTTCATCGCATGCAGGACGCGCTCGGCCAGCGACACGTTCTGAAACCAGTCCTTCTGCGGCGACAGCGCGGCCAGCGCGCCGGCGGCGGACGCCTCCGAGACGCCGTATTTTTGCGCCCACTCCTTGGCCAGCTTGTTGGCGCCGTCGTACCACAATTTGGACCGCTGCCGGGTTTCGTTGGGCACCTGATCGTGCAGCCACAGCAGGTTGTCCTTGACGTGATTGATGAAATGCTCGGCCATATCCGGGTTCGACAGCTTCGCCGCCCTTTTCGAAACATTCGGGTAGTGCCGCAGGATATCGACGTTCTTGTCGAACAGCGCCGGCGTCGCCCGCAACGCAGCCATGTTGACGGTGCGCGGCCCTGGCCCCAGATCGAGCGGCTTGGCCCCGGTCGCCAGCCGGGTGTCGATGCGGGCCGGGTGATCGCCCGGCATGATGATCTGGGGAATCGGCGCCAGCGCAGCGCCGCCCTTGGCCATCGGCGCCCCGCCGCCGACGACATGCGGCAGCTTGTCATAAAGGCTCTTGGCCGTCAGGAGCGCAGAGTGGATCGCCTTACCGCCTCTCGATGCCATTAGTTCCGCGCTCCCTGCTTGCTGGGGGTCGAATTGTGCAGTCCTGGCCCGGATATTCGATGGGTCGAACATCACCACTGCGGGGCTTTTGTTTGAAATGCTCGCGCTGCGGCCTCCAGGCTGCAATGATCCGTATCGAGCATCGTATTTGACGCCGTCGTAGCCGTGTTCCTGGATGACGCGCTTGGCCTTTTGCGGGCTGACGGCGTCGATATGACCCTGAAGCGGCGGGGCGAATCGACGCCCCTGCTCATCAGAGTTCCAGTATGGCTTGCGGCCTGTTCCCTTCAGCAGCTTATCGAGAATGGCGTGATGCTCGCCGCCTTCGGGGATAAGCTGGGTGGCGTCGAGAATATTGCCGCGCACATGAACTGGCGTGACGTTGCCGCCAGGCCCTTCGGCGTAATGGGAGGCAAAATCCGGATTTTGCGCAAGGTGAACGCCTTCCAGGCCCATTTGCTCGCTGCGCGGAGCGCGCTTGGCGGCGAAAGCCGGCAGATCCTTAGTTGAGCCGTGAAACCACGTCTGCGACGGATCGAAGCCAAGGGCTTTCGCGCGCTCGTTCATTTCTTGGCCTTTGGCTTGGCGGCTGCAGGCTTGGGTTTCGGTTTGGCTTTAGCGACCGCGATAGCCGCCGCTTTCTTCACGCCCTCCAATTCCTTCTCATGCGCGTGGGTCTTTTCGGTGATCGCGTGATCGTGCTCCTGCTCGCGGCTCAGTATGGTGTGATCGTGATGGATCTCGGCGGCGGTGCGCTGGTCTTCGGCACGGGTGTCCATGACCTGCTTGGCCATATCGACGGCGCTCTGCCTCGCCTTGAGGCGCTGCTCGTCGTCGTGGTGCGAATCCTTCATCGACAGTTCGCCCAGCTTCAATTGGATTTCCTTGGCCCGCGTCTGGGCGTTCAGCAGGTCGGCCTGGGACTTGGCCTGCATGACGGATTGGTGAGTGTCGGCCTGCTGCGCATGCGCGTTGGCCTTGATGCGCTCCGATTCGGCGCGGTGCTGATCGACCGGCGTGTCCTGCTGGATCTGGCCGGTTTCGTCCATGCCCATGGTCTGGGCTTCCGCCATCAGGTTCATGGCGCGGGCGCCGGCCTCCTTGGCCCGCGCCTGGGCGGTGACCATCGCCGCCTGCGAGGTGAGGGTCTTCGCCGCCGTCTCAGCCTGCTGCTGGATGAGTTGCGGGGGAGGCGCGGCCTGGGCGCTCGGCGGCGCCATGAATTGCTGCGGATTGTTCCAGCCCAGCGCCTGCAGCGCCGCCGTATCGATGGCGATGGGGTCGTAGAGACTGGGGTTTTGCTGCTGCAACTGCTTGAGCGCCATGATCTTCATCACGCGCTGGCCATGGCTCGACGTATTCGGATCGGCCTGCGGGGTCAGGTCGGCCTGATCGAGCGCGGCGCGGAAGTTCTGCTCGTCCCACGGCGCGGACGGCTTCTTGTTGCGCTGCCAGAACGCCTTGGGGTTCTCCTTGAAGCAGCGTATCAGCAGGCGAAATTCCTGCGATTGCGCCGAGTGCATGCGCTTGTGGACGTTGTTCAGCACCTTCTGGGCCTGCTCGATCATCGCCAGGATGGTGCCGACGGGGATTTCGGCCTTGCCTTCGTTGGCCGGCAGTTCGGCGGTGCCGCCGCTGCGCTGGCCGGTCTGCACCATGTTATCGACCAGGGCCATCAGAGCTTGAGACGGCGGCTGGTAAGGAAGTGGCATAATCGCCTGATTGATGGGAAGACCGCCCGTCTTGACGAGGACGCCGCCGCCCGGCGGTACGCGGAAGATATTCGTGTTCTGTCTGGCTCCCGTATCAGCCATGAGAAAGCCGGGAAAGTTGTTAAACATTCCAGCGTCCAGCAACTCGCGCCAAGCAGCAGTAACAGCGTTGGTGGTATTGCCCAATATATGAAGGAGTCCGATATCGTAGAAGCCGAGGCCCGGTACGTAGGTATATTTGACGAATGTCTCTCTAGCTTCAGGAAGCTCCTTCGTGTCCTCATCGTAGTTTCTGACGACCGAGAGGATTTTGCGGCTGGAGAGGTCGATGGTGACCCGGTACGGGATCTCAAGGCCCGAAATCTTGCCTTTGTACTTGTGCTCGTAGCCTTTGAGATCGAGTTCGCAATAGCACTCGTAGATCTCGCGGTCACGGTCGTCGGGCCTCGTGGTGTTGGTCTGGATCCCTTGCTGGTTTTTAGCCGCCTCCTGCGCAGCGTCGAGCGTCTGCGGCTTGGGCGTATCGAGGTCGATGTCGCGATAGGCGCCGATTATCTGCATGCGCCTGACCGTCGAGGGCCGCATCATAGATCGATGGGTAACACGCTTGGCGTTGGCGAGGTCGGTGGCGGCGTCGTTGACGATGAGGTCGTTGGCGTCAACCGATTCAGAAACTGGCCGATTACGCAGCGGGCAGTTGTACACTTTCTTGAATGCCGTGCCGCCAAAGCCCAGCAGAAGGAACATCTTGTCGGTGTCGGGATAGTATTCGGTCGCAGTGACAGTGAGATAATGATTGAGGTCTTTTTCAAGGGCGGTCGCCAGTGCGTCACGAGGGAGATTGGAGTTGCTGCCGTCATCGCGGATCTTGATCGGCCCGTCGGTGGGCAGCATTTCGGAGCGGCAGTTGGCTTGAAAGCGGAGCACCGCCTCCTGCAGCAGCGGATGCCGCACTTTTGACATGCCGTCCACCGGGGCGCCGTCCGCCGCCGACTGCAAATTGGGGATCTCGATCTTGAGGCCGAGCAGCTTGATGCCCTGGGCGCGCTCTTCGATCCAGTCGTTGCGGCTGGTCAGATCCTCGTCGATCCCGCGCAGCAAATCGTCGGCAATGCCGCTCAGATCGTCTTCCGGAAGCTTTTCGGCCAGGTTGGCGAACCAGCCTGTGTTCTGCTCTGGCTTATCGACCAGCGATTTGCCATCAAGCGAGACAGTGACGCTGCCGTCGGCATGCTCGATCTTGATGACAGCGCCGGCGTCGTCCATTTCGGGGACGCCGGGAGGCTCGTGAACGTCATGCTGGATGGAGACGCCCGGAGAAATGGCCGGCGGGGCGCCGCCATTGGTCTGGCGGATGTTCAGGGGCAAGCCCGGCACCAATGGCATGGCGCATCCTCTCTGGAAAAGCAGAAGGGACTATAACGCCTATTTCAAATATCGCCAATGTCGGGCATCGGCGTCTTGTCATGGGCCTTTTGGAACCGTTTCATGCCCTCGCGGGCCGCTTCATCCTCATCGTTGGCGATGATGGTGTATTCGGCCTTGGCCGGCGGATCGCCGCCCTCGACATGGACGTCAAACAGGTGTGAGGGTCGCCCGCCAGGCAGCGGGTGATTATCGACAGTGGCCTTCATCATGAAACTCATTTTCGTAATCCTCGAAATGAGCGGCGCGCTCGTCGCGCCGCCCCTTGTTGTAGGAGAGGCGGCTGACAAGCAGCAGGATGAAAACCGAAATGGCGATATCGAGCGGCGTCATAGCCCCTTCAGTTCGTTGCGGAGGACGTAGCCCTCCAGCGGCCAGATCTTGCGGCGGGCGTCGTCGAAGGAGATCCGCCTGGCGATGGTTTCGTCAAAAGTGAGCGGAGAAGAGCAGCCGGCCTCGCCAATGACATGGTAGCCATTGGTCAGTTCGATGGCGCAGATCATGACGGTGGAGTCGGGAAATTGATAGTATTTCACCCGCACGATGCGCTTATCGATGATTTCGGGCGTAATTCGGGGTATGGTCTGCTCTTCGGCTGCTCTGCTCATGGTTTGTTCCTTGCCTTCGTCAAGCCAGATCCACTTGTTGGTGGCTGCGTGGTCATAGTGGTATTCGCCGGCGTGGCCGTCGTTGTTCGACGCCAGCAGCACTTTCACGTCCTTGTCCCAGGTCAGGCCCCGGTCATTCAGGGGACCGCCGACGCAAACGCCATTGAGGATTTTGCTCATTTCTTGCCCTCGTGGTGTAGCTCGACCCAGTTCCAGTGTCCGGTCCCGTCATTGCAGTATTCATTGCCGTCGGGGGCGCAGACGAAGCGCGATCCCGCCGTCAATGGCAGGCCTTTCCACGGGCCGTCGCGGCAGACGCCGGTCCATAGCTTGGTCGTCTTGATGGGTTCGGGCCTGAACGGGGTCACGGCACAACTCTCC